ATGAAAGTTATTATAACCGAATCACAATTCGATAATTTATTTTTGGGTAAAAAAGTGATGGTATATTATAATTTACACAAACATACTTTCTCAGTAACTTATGATAGTAAGGTTATTATGCATGCGGATTATGTTAAATTAGGTGATGTTGAGTTTAGAGTTAGAAAAGGTGGTAAAGAACGAGTTCGTTCAGAAAAATCAAAAAATGTTCACGCGTTTGTAATTGGAAACCTATTGGATTATTGTGAATACCCTTGTGATAACATTCCAAATCCACCGTCAGACATGATTGTGACTTATAACCCATATAAGTACGATTCATTTGTTTACAAAAAAAGTGAAGAGCCTGTTTATCGTGCAAAAGAAGTTGACATGATAAATTCACAAAATAAACTATTTGTAGTTAAAGAATAATGGCCTTACCAAGAAAACGAAAAGAAATTATTCCAACCATTAATCTTAAGCCCGAAAAAATTCTTTTGGCTCGTAGAGAACAATTGCTTGAGGATATTAAGTATGATGGAACTTATTTGCCAAAGTCGTTAATGCACCCCGAGTTAGATAGGGGATTTTTAGATTTTGTTAAAGAAGATTTACAAACAACGGTTGCTGGTAGTATAATACCAATGATTGATTTAATTATTACCACACAAAACTGGGCTCAATTTACAGAAACTTGGGACATTCAAGATTTGAATGGTAACCCAACACTGCCGTTTATTACTGTTGTTCGTCAACCTGAAGTTAAATACGGAAGCAATCCCGCCATTATTTACAACATTCCGAATAGAAAGGAATATTTTTACGCAGCCGTTCCATCTTGGAATGGAAACATCAAAGGTTTGGATATCTATAAAATTCCACAACCAGTTCCTGTTGATATTACCTACAATGTTAAAATTGTTTGTAATAGAATGAGAGAGTTAAATGAGTTTAACAAAAATGTAATTCAAACTTTTGCATCAAGACAAGCCTACAGACAAATCAATGGTCATTACATTCCAATTATTATGGGGAGTATTTCAGATGAGTCAGTTGTTGAAGTACAAAAAAGAAGATTTTATATTCAGAACTATGAATTCACAATGTTAGGGTTTTTATTGGATGAAGATGAGTTTGAAGTTGCCCCTGCGGTTTCTCGTGTGTTTAATACTTTTGAGGTGTCAGCACAAACATCAAGACCAAGAAGAAAAAAATATCCTGAAAATATTGATGAATATAATTTGGGTGTTTCCGTACCGAGTGGTTCAACACAAACTGATTTAATGGTTGATTATACCGGTGATTTTAATTTATTAACAAAAATAAATGTAACAAGTTTTGATGTCTACATAAGACCACAAGGACAATCAACTTTTGATTATTACGGTAGTGATGTTTCGTTAATACAAGTCAACACCAACGATACTTTAAGACTTGAGGTGACAAGTCGACCCAACGCCACATTACCTTCGACATTCAATTACGCAATTAAATTGTTTGGTGTAAATAGTGATGTTCCACCACCACCAAATCCAAATGGGAACCCCCATTCATGATTCACCATAAATGTCTTTTTTAATATGACATTTTTCTTTAATCAAATTTTCCAAAAACTTATACATCTTAATACCATGTTTATCACAGTATTTTTTTAAAATCTCGTGTGACTCTACTGATATCTTCAAATTCTTTATTTTCTTTTCCATAGGCAGAATAAAGGCAGAAAATAATCTGCCCATATTATAAATAGATATGGTAAAGTAAAGTTTTTCTTAAATCTGTTAATATTTATCTATAAAATAAATAAAACTGAATAACTAAAACAAAATGGCAGTATCAAATAAAGTATTCGTATCTCCTGGTGTTTATACATCAGAGAGAGACCTTAGCTTCGTAGCTCAAAGTGTGGGGGTAACCACTCTTGGTCTTGTTGGGGAGACATTAACAGGTCCGGCTTTCGAACCAATTTTTATCACAAACTATGATGATTTTGAATCATACTTTGGCGGAACGATTCCTGAAAAATTCGTTAACACTCAAATTCCAAAATATGAGTTGGCATACATCGCAAAATCATATCTTCAACAATCTAACCAATTGTTTGTAACAAGAGTATTGGGTTTATCTGGTTATGATGCGGGTCCATCTTGGTCAATTACAACAATTGCCAATGTTGACGGAAGTACTGTTGGTTTAAATCCATCAACAGGTTCAACATATACTATTAACTTTACCGGTACTACTGGTGGAACTGAAATTACATACTCGACAACTTTCCCAAGTATTATTCAAACAGGTAATACTTACACACAATATAATGGTGGTGTATCAACAATTAATACACAACTATATAATCAAATCCAAACAATTATTAATAACTCAGGAACTACTTCAGGAGCGTCGGCTTACATTTTTGGAACTGTAGCAACGTCTGATTATGATTCGTTATTGTCAGGATATACTGCACAGACAAACGTTTATAATGTATCAGGACTTTCTGTGTATGATGCAGACTTTACATCACCAAGTGATGATACTTGGTATTATGCAAACTTTGATATTACAACAGGAGATGCTTACACAGGTTATTCTTTCTATAACGTAGTATCATCAATGACTAGTTTAGGTTCAGGTTCTTATTCAGGAACTGTTACTGGTAAAACTTATACATATTCAGGAACTGCTTATGAAGGTTGGAATGATGTTGTTGTCGCAACTTTCCGTTCAAGAGGTATTTCATTATTTACAACTGACCTTCACGGTCCACAATATCAAATAACAGGAACAACTGATGTTATATTAGACAATTCAGGTTCTTACTCAGGAATTTCACAAAACCCATTTGCACAATTTGCAATATCAGGTTATACTGACAATGCTGAAACACCGGCTTCATTCTCATTTGTTACTTCAATGAATAGTAATGATGCTAACTATATTACTAAGGTATTTGGTCTTTCTAACTTTGGTAAGAATAGAGTTGAAACTCCATTGTTTGTTGAAGAACAATTCCAAACAATGTTAACTTATGGTTATAACAAAGGTTACATTAGAGGTATTAATTCATCTTTGATTAGTTTACCAGGTTTAAGAAATCCTGTAACAACAAATACAATTGCTAACTACTTAGAACAATATAAATCACCTGAATCGCCTTGGGTTGTATCACAACTTTATGGTTCAACAGTTGAGAGATTGTTTAAATTTTACGCAATTGCTGATGGTAACAGCGCAAATACTCAAATCAAAATTTCAATTCAAAACATTTCATTTAACAATTTAAGTTTTGATGTGGCGGTTCGTGATTTCTTCGATACTGATGCTAATCCAGTTATTTTGGAAAAATATACTAACTGTACTATGGACCCAACAACAAATAACTACATTGCGGTTAAGATTGGTACTAGTGATGGTGAATACGCTTTGAATTCTAAATATATCATGTTGGAAATGGATGTTGATGCAAATCCTGAATCAGTACCTTGTGGTTTTGAAGGATATGTAATAAGGAATTATGGTTCAGCAACTCCTCCATTCCCAGTTTATAAAGTGGCTTACAACTTCCCTGGTGAAGTAATTTATAACCCACCATTTGGTGTTGTTACTAACCCACCATTCTCTTACACAGGTTTTGATAATAAAACTGTATCAGGTGGTGACAGAGTAAGAAGTACATATTTGGGTATTTCATCACAAATTGGATATGACCCATTATTCTTTGAATATAAAGGTAAACAAAAACCACTTAACTTATGTGAAGAAGGTGATGCACCATCTTGGAACTACGTAACTAAAGGTTTCCACATGGATTCAGGAGCAACTGTTGTAAGTATTGTAACAGGTCCAACATCTGGTTCACCAGCATTTGATTGTGGTGTTGCATCATTTCAAAGAGACCCCGAAACTTCGGCAAACCCTTACTACCAAATTCAAGCAAGAAAATTCTCTTTCTTATTACAAGGTGGTTTTGACGGTTGGGATATCTACAACGAAAGTAGAACAAATACTGATAGATTTATATTAGGTGGTAGTGGTTATCAAGCGGGAGCTTGTCCAACTACAAGATATCCTAACGCAACTGGTTGGGGAGCATTTAAACCAATCGCAATCAGCAACTTTACTGACTTCGCAAATACTGATTACTACGCTTACTTGTTAGGTATTAACACATTCTCAAATCCTGAAGCTGTAAATATAAACGTATTTGCAACACCTGGTATTGATTATGTTAACAACTCAAACTTGGTTGAGGATTCTATTTCTATGGTAACATTCGATAGAGCGGATTCAATCTACATTTGTACAACACCTGATACAGCAATGTTTGCACCTGTAACAAATCCTGCTGATTTCATCTACCCAACTGAAGCGGTTGACAATTTAGATAACACAGGAATTGACTCTAATTATACTGCAACTTACTATCCCTGGATTTTGGTTAGAGATACTGTAAACAATACACAGATTTACATACCACCAACAAATGAAGTTTGTAGAAACTTGGCGTTGACTGATAACATTTCATTCCCCTGGTTCGCAACTGCGGGTTACACAAGAGGTTTAGTAAATGCTGTTAAAGCACGTAAGAAACTTACACAAGAAGATAGAGATACTTTGTATCAAGGTAGAATTAACCCAATTGCAACTTTCTCTGATGTTGGAACTGTTATTTGGGGTAATAAAACATTACAAATTGCTGACACAGCACTTAACAGAATTAACGTAAGAAGATTGTTATTACAAGCTCGTAAGTTAATTTCAGCAGTGGCGGTTAGATTGTTGTTTGAACAAAACGATGCTAAAGTAAGACAAGATTTCTTGGATTCAGTAAACCCAATCTTGGATGCAATCAGAAGAGACAGAGGTTTATATGACTTTAGAGTTACAGTTAGTAATTCACCTGAAGACTTAGATAGAAATACTATGACAGGTAAAATTTACTTGAAACCAACTAAAGCATTGGAATTCATTGACATTGAGTTCTTGATAACTCCAACAGGAGCGTCATTTGAAAATATTTAATATTTGAATGATTAGAAAAAAAACATTAAACACCACATCGTCATTACTTGAAGGTTTTGACGATGTTGGTACGCCTGACATGAAATATTATGCCTTTGATTGGGATGATAATATCATGATGATGCCAACTAAAATTATCCTTAAAGATGAAAATGATAATGAGGTTGGTATGTCAACAGAAGATTTTGCGGAATATAGAAGTGAAATTGGTGTGAAACCATTTAATTACAAAGGTAGTACAATTGTTGGATATGCTGACGAACCTTTTCGTAATTTCAGAACTGGTGGTGATAAACAATTTAAAATTGATGCCATGAAAGGTAAACCAGGTCCCGCTTGGTCTGATTTTGTGGAGGCAATCAACAACGGGTCAATTTTTTCAATAATCACCGCACGTGGACACAATCCTGAAACAATTAAAGACGCAATTTATAACCTAATAGTTTCCGACCATATGGGTATTAATAAAGACTTATTAATTAAGAATCTTAGAAAATTTCGTGACTTTACAAACATGGAAGACAAATCGGATATGGAATTAATAAAAGACTATATGGATATGAACAAATATTATCCTGTTAGTTTTGGTACAGACGCAGGAGCTGCCAACCCCGAAGAATTAAAAGTCCAAGCAATGAAAGAATTTATTTCATACGTAAAAGGACAGGCAAAAGAATTAGGTAAAAAATTATATGTTAAAGATGATGTAAGAAATAACTTTATTCCTAATATTGGCTTTTCAGATGATGATTTAAAGAATGTAGAAGTAATGAAGAAGCATTTTGAAGATGAACCAGTTTTAAAGACTTATTCTACTGCTGGAGGAACTAAAACTAGATA